GAAAAATGCCGCGATGGCATCGAAGCGTTACGTCAATACCAGCGCGAGTACGATGAGGACAAAAAAGCGTATCGCCAAAATCCGCGACACGATTGGACCTCGCACCCTGCTGACGCTTTTCGTATGCTTGCGGTATCATGGCAAGAGCATGGAGACAAGTCCCCGGCACCAGCGGAGCCTAAAGCTCTGATCGTCGGGCCCGAAAACAAAGTGACGTTGAACGATATGTGGCAAGTCCACGATCGGACGGTGACCAGGAGAGCCCGAATATGAGCATTGTTTCCCCTAATCGTTACCCGTATGAAACAGTCGCGGCCTCGCAAACCGCCCAGGTGCTCGGCGGATCGGGCGCGGTTGGTGACTATCTGCATCGCCTGGTGGTGACGGTGACTGCAACTGGCACCAGTACGTTGTCATTGCTGGACAACAGTACGACGGTGCTGACCATGGCAGCTAACACGCCGGTTGGCGTTTACAGCCTCGAGATCAACGCAGCATCAGCTAGTGGCCCCTGGAAGGTTACGACGGGCGCTGGCGTCACGGTGATGGCGGTCGGCTTCTTCACGGCCTAATGAGAAGCCACGGCAAACCTGGGTTGTACGCGAACATTCTTGCCAAGCAAGAGCGGCAGGCGCGTCAACGCCGGGAAGGCAGGACGGTTGAACGCACCCGCAAGCCTGGTGAGCCTGGCGCGCCAACCGCTGATGCGTTTAAACAATCTGCGAAAACGGCAAAGCAATGACAGCAGCCTGGACGCGATCGGCGGGTAAAAACCCAAAAGGTGGCCTGAACGCCAAAGGCCGCGCGAGTTATCACCGAGAAACGGGTGGTACGTTAAAACCGCCGGTTAAAACAGGCGACAACCCGCGGCGCGCGTCATTTTTAGCGCGGATGGGCAACATGCCTGGTCCGATGAAAGAAAACGGCAAGCCGACGCGGTTGGCCCTGGCGCTCAAAGCCTGGGGTGCGAGCAGCAAAGAGGACGCGAAGGCCAAAGCTCGAGCGATCAGCGCGCGAAACAAGGGTGACAAGTAATGCAGCAACCAAACAGCCCTCAGGTTGATAAATACCTGCGCATCGTCGGCGCCTATGACAGTGAATTTGCAAAATGGCTGGCGCGCACGAAGAAGCTGATTAAGCGATACCGTGATGATTCGCGCGGGCAAACGGGCAGTGAATCGGCGAAATTCAACATTTTGTGGAGCAACGTGCAGACGTTGATTCCCGCGGTGTACGCAAAATTGCCGAAAGCCGATGTAGGCCGGCGCTTTGGCGACAACGACCAGGTAGGCCGGGTTGCCTCGCAAATCCTCGAGCGCGCGCTGGATTACGAAATTGAGCACTTCCCGACTTTCCGCAGCACGATGCGGATGGCCGTTGAAGATCGATTCCTGGGTGGCCGCGGAACATCCTGGGTGCGGTATGAGCCGCACGTTGCGCCGATCGGCGTCGAGGATGACGGCGTATCGATCACCAGCGACATAGAGCCTGGTGAAGGCGAGCCGAGCGAAGGCGAACCGCAGCAGCTCGAGCAGATCGAGTTTGAACGCTCGCCCGAAGATTATGTGCACTGGCGCGATTTCGGCCACTCCCAGGCGCGTACCTGGGAAGAAGTGACGCAGGTATGGCGCTGGGTGTACATGACCAAAGAGGCGCTTGAAGAGCGTTTCGGCAAGGAAGCCGCGGCCAAGATCCCGCTCGACCAGGGGCCGGAACCGCTCAACGCATACAACGAATCCAAGCGTGCCTACAACCGCGCCAAAGTGTGCGAGCTGTGGGACAAAGAACGTTTGAAGGTTGTTTGGTTTTGTAAGGGGCTGCCCAACATTATCGACGAGCGCGACGATCCGCTCGGCCTTGAGGGATTTTTCCCCTGCCCGCGACCGCTTTATGCAACGACGACCTCGGATACCCTGGTGCCGGTGCCGGATTTCATTTTGTACCAAGACCAGGCGATGGAGCTCGACATTCTCTCGGATCGCATCGACGGCCTGGTAAAAGCATTACGCGTGCGCGGCGTGTACGACGCCAGCCAGCCGACGTTGCAGCGCTTGCTCACGGAGGGTGACAACAATGCGCTTATTCCAGTGGATAAATGGATGGCTTTCAGTGAGAAAGGCGGCCTTAAAGGCAGCATCGATCTCCTACCGATCGACACTATCGCCGCCGCTCTCCTCAACTGTTACCGCGCCCGAGAAGATATTAAATCGCAAATCTACGAAATCACCGGGATCAGCGACATTATCCGCGGTGCATCGTATGCCTCGGAAACGGCGACGGCCCAGCAGATAAAAGGGCAATATGCTGGCCTACGACTGCGCTCGATGCAGGAGGACGTAGCCCTATTTGCCTCCGAGATGATTCGTATTAAGGCGCAAATTATGTGCCGGCATTACCAGGATCAGACGCTTGCGATGTATGCGGCGGTTGGGCAAATGACGCTTGCAGATCAGCAGCTGGTGCCCCAGGCCATGCAGCTGCTACGCAACAATGTGCTGCGCAATTTCCGCATCGACATTGCGGCCGATAGCCTGGTGCAGATTGACGAGAACCAAAATAAGCAGGATCGGATGCAGTTCCTGCAGGCGTTTGGTGGTTTCCTCGCCCAGGCATTGCCAGTTGGCCAGGCCAGTCCCGAGATGGTGCCGATGATGATGGAGCTGCTGCGCTTCGGCATGCAGGCATTTAAAGCTGCCCGACCGATCGAGGGGCAGATTGATGCAACGCTGCAGCAGCTGGTGCAGGCCGCTCAGCAACGCGGGCCCGATGGCGAACAGCAAGGCAAACAAGCCGAGCTGCAGGCCAAAGGCCAGATGGAAGCGAGCAAAATGCAGATGGATTCGGCGCTCCGCCAGGCTGAGATGCAGCACAAACTGCAGATGGAGCAGATGCGTGCGCAAACCGAAATGGCTATGCAGCAGCAAAAGATGGATTTTGAGGCCAGGCTCAAGGCCGCTGAGCTTCAATCCAAGCAAACCGCAGACAAATACAAAGCCGATCTTGACGCGCAAACCCGGCTCATCATTGCGCAGATGGGCAAAACCATGCCGACGCCGCCATACGAACAATGAAACGCACGTTTGTTTACATGGACGGTGAGTTCATTGAGCGTAAAAAAGACGCTAAAGGGCGTTATCACTACGTTATACCCGACATTCAGCCATACAAAAGCATGATTGACGGGCGCATGATTACCTCAAGATCTGAGCACCGCGCACATTTGCGGGCGAATGGCTGCATTGAGGTGGGCAACGAAGATCCGAGCAAACACATTCGGCGCGATCGGGAGCAAAACTCGCGCCTTGACCGCATCCGGCATGAAGTTAACCAGCGCTTCACAAATGCCCAGGCGGATAAGGCACTCGCCAAGCTGCGAGATGACCTACGGTTTACTAACTTTCCCCACAGGAGAGGCTAATGACCGACGACATTAATACGATCACCGAGGCAGCGGGCAACACCCCGGCGCCAGAGGCAACCGATCGTAAATCCATCCTCGAGCAAAAGTTTGATGCCGCTGAGCGAGGCGAAGATCCAGCCCCAGCTCGCCAGCGCGACGAATCTGGGCGATTTCGGGCCGCTAAAACGCCTGTAGAGGCCGAGGAGGCGTCCGAGAGCAACACCGATACCGCGGAGCCTGCCCTTTGGAAGCGGCCGCCTGCGAGCTGGAAAAAGGAATATCACGAAGCCTGGGGCAAAGCCGATCCCAGGATGCAGGAGTACGTTTGGCAGCGCGAAGAACAGATGCGCTCCGGCGTCGAGAAAGTCATGTCCAAGGCGCAATTTGCCGATGCAATGCAGCAGGCAATTGAACCCTATATGCCGACTATCCAGGGCATGGGTTTAACGCCCGAGCGTGCGGTGTCGGCGTTGATGGAAGCCGATCACAAATTACGCACCAGCGATCCGCAGACGCGAACAGCGCTTTTTTACCAGCTGGCGCAGTCTTACGGCATCAACCTGGGCGCAGCTGCGCAACCAGGCGTGCAGCCAGGTGCAGTACCGCAACAGAGCGGCGTCGATCCGTTGGTTTGGCAGCTTCAAAACGAGCTCAACAACGTGCGCGGCGAAGTAATGGGCTGGAAACAGCAGCAGGAAATGCAGCAAAACCAGCAGCTATTGAACGAAATCAATCAATTTAGCCTAAAAGCAGAGCATTTCGAGGAAGTACGGCCGACGATGATCCAGCTCCTACAGGGCGGGATGGCCGAAACCCTTGATGATGCTTACGATAAGGCAATTCGTCTCAATCCCGAGGTTGCAGAGCAGATCGCGCAGGCCCAACAGGCCGAGGCCGCTGCAAAACAAGCCAAGGAATTGAACAAAGCCGCGAAAGCGGCAAGAGCAGCAGCAGTGAGTGTCAGAAGCGCTACACCAGGCGTTAACACGGCTCCAAAAGCGGCAACCCGTCGCGCGATCCTCGAGGAGGCTTTTGCCGAAACCGAGACGCGCTTGTAATTAACTGATGAAGGAGTAAAAAAATGGCATTTGCCAACTCAAGCATCAGCGACATCATTGCCACGACCATTCAGAGCCGTAGCGGTGAGCTCGCTGACAACGTGACGAACAACAATGCGTTGCTTCGTCGCCTCAAGGACCGCGGGAACATTAAGACGTTCTCCGGCGGTAACGTGATTTTGCAAGAAATCATGTACAACGATCCGACCACCAACAACACCAACAGCTATTCCGGCTACGAAGTGTTGAACGTTGGTCAAAACAGCCCGATTTCGTCGGCGCAGTTCTCGATCACGCAGTACGCATCTGCCGTGACGATCTCTGGCCTCGAAATGATCCAAAACAGCGGCAAGGAAGCGATCATCGATCTGCTCGACGGCCGTATGGAAGTGGCCGAAGCCCAACTTGCCAACCGCATCAGCGGTGACTTGTATGGCGATGGCACCGGCAACGCGGGTAAGAACCTTACGGGTCTTGCTGCCGCTGTGCCGGATGATCCGACGACGGGCACCTACGGCGGCATCAACCGCGCCGTGTGGTCGTTCTGGCAGTCCAAGGTGTTTGACGCATCGGTGAGCGGCAGTGGCGTGGTTTCGTCCACGACCATCCAGGGCTACATGGACGCCCTGGCCGTGCAGCTGATTCGCGGCACCGACAAGCCGGATCTGATCGTTGCGGACAATAACTACTACCGTTATTACTTGCAGTCGTTGCAAGCCATCCAGCGCATTACCGAGTCCGGCTCGGGCATGGCTGGCGCAGGCTTTGCGTCGCTCAAGTACTACGGTGCCGGCATGGCGTCTGACGTTGTGCTGGACGGTGGTATCGGTTCCTCGACCTATAACAGCGGTTCGGGTAACGCGAATCACATGTGGTTCTTGAATACCAAGTACCTGATGTTCCGCCCCCACAAGGATCGTAATTTCGTTCCGATTGGTGGTGAGCGCCAGGCCGTCAACCAAGACGCCATCGTGAAACTGATTGGCTGGGCAGGCAATTTGACTTGCTCGGGCAGCCAGTTCCAGGGCGTGTTGATCGACTAAGGGGTAACGAAAATGGCAATTTCTACTAGTAATTTGATTGGCGTTTCCCTCGGTTCATCCGACACCTCGGCGTCGTTCAAGCTCGGCACGGTGGTTAACCTCGACGATGGCGGCCAGGCCGTTTACGTCCAGGCAGCTTCCGACTGCGCGACGAACGTTGCGGTTTCGGTAAAGGGCGACAACACCGTGGTGCCGATCACCACGACTAACGCGGCGCAGAGCAAAGTCATTGGTTTTGCTCAGACCTCGATTGCCTCGGCCAGCTATGGCTGGGTGCAACTCGGTGGTAAGCCGGTTGTGAAACTGGCTGCATCGTGTTTGCCGTATGTGCCGCTTTTTACGACGAGCACCGCCGGCACGCTTGATGACGCCACCGTAACTGGCGGCCTGGTCGAAGGCATTGTTGCCCTCACCACGGCGTCGGGCGCGACCGCTCTGACCTGCGTTGCGGGCTACCCGCACGTTGCGACGGGCGTGGTGGGCTTCTAACGATGCAACCCCTGGAGATCACGGTCCAGCCGGCAGGAACGCCTGAGGAGCTTGGCTCCAATATTCGTTCGGCCCTGGATCGTGGTCTGCCAGAATTGGCCCTCGCTCCGATCAAGCACGATGGAACTATGGTGCTGGTCGCGAGCGGGTGGTCAATGCCAAGCTTTATCGATCAAATCCGCGCGCACCGCAAAGCTGGGCGCCCAATTGTGGCTATAAAGGCCGCACACGATTTCCTGGTTGAAAATGGCGTCCACCCCGATCTGTGGGTCAACCTTGATCCGCGCGACCGCACAAACGGTATACAGCGGTTAAGCGACCATACGGTATACATGCCCTCCTCGAGGTGCCCGCCGTCTACGTTTGACTACTTGAAAGGCAAGAAAATCTTGCTATGGCATTCCTGGGCGGAAGGCGCAGAAATGACGGCTATCGGGCCCGGCAAGTTAGCGATTGGCGGCGGGACGACCTCGGGGTTACGCGCCATCAACATTGGTTACATTTTAGGGTTTCGTAAATTTGAGCTGTATGGATACGACAGCTGCAACGATGCAAGCGGCAACAAGCGATTTACGGGCGACAAAACAGGCCCGGCAATTGACATTTTTGTAGGCGGCCCAACCGGCAAGAAATTCAATTGCAACATGGCTATGGCGCAACAGGCCAACGAATTTCAGAAAATTTATGAGGTTATGGCCGACGTAAACATCAACGCGCACGGCCCAGGCCTCATTGCGGAGATCTTGCGCGTGCGGCGCGAACGCCAGATGGCGGCATAATGGCCATCCCGTCACGCGTACTCGGCTCCGGCGTTAATTCGCTCTCCACCATTTCGATTTGCGGCGATGGCAATGCAGCGGTGTCGGCCGCGGGCACCTCGGCAGGCAATGCCACAGCGCTGACCTACGTTTACAACAACGTCAGCACGGTCGCCTCAAGCACCGGCGTTAAATTACCGCCAACCGAAATGGGCGAAACCATTTGGATCACCAACTCGGGCGCCAATGCGCTGACGGTTTACCCCTACGAATCCACAACGCAGATCGATGGCGGTTCATCGGCTACGGTCAACATCGCTTGCTCGGCTGCATTTTATGCAGTCAGCAACAGCCGCTGGGAAGGGCTGCAGGGGTTTAACTCTGCCGTGCCGATCCTGCATTACGGCGCGTTTAGCGATACAACAATTCAGACGGCGGCATCGATTAACACCGCCTACGCTATGACGTTTAACACCACGGATGCGTCAAACGGCGTAAACAGAGGCTCGCCTACGTCGCATTTGGTCGTAGACGATCAAGGCGTGTACAACGTGCAATTTTCGGCTCAGCTTGATGAAACCTCGGGCGGCACGGCAAACGTCTACATTTGGCTGCGTAAAAACGGCAGCAATGTGGCTAACACCGCGAGCACGGTTGCTTTGCAAGGCACCTCGGCGCGCACCGTTGCAGCCTGGAATTTTGTCATCGGTTTAGAGCCCAATGATTATGTGCAACTGATGTGGGCGGCAGACTCAACAAACGTTAGAATCCTGGCAGCCAGCGCCACAAGCGTATGGCCCGCGATTCCGTCAGTGATTTGTACCGTCACCCAGGTCAACAATCTCTAGCCCCAATCCCCACAGGAGCAAGGAAAATGCCTCTTGATAGCGACATTAACAACGCCGATGCCCAGCTGCATGTCGAGTTTTTTGTGCGCGATGACGGCCCCAATAAGGGCAAAACGTACATCCGCATTCAAACGCCTGGCGACAAGACCAACATTATCGAACAGCCTGCCAAAGACCATCATCGTGAGCGGTTTCCGCGGCAATGGTTGTATTACCAGATGCAGCAAAACGAAAGCGAGGCCGCTCAGATCGGCACCCCGTTTTCGCAGTGGCTGGCGGATGCGCCGGAGGACATTACGCGCGACCAGATCGCCGAACTTTCGATCCTGAAGTTTATGACCGTCGAGCAACTTGCCCTGGCGTCGGATTCGCAATTGCAGCGTGTTGGCATGGGAGGCACCGGGCTACGAGAGCGCGCGCGCATGTATTTGCAGCGCAAGAATCGTTCGGAAGCCAGCGCCGAGCTCGAGGACACCAAGAAACAGCTTGCAGATTTGCAAGCGCAAATGGCACAACTGATTGCGGTTAAAGATCCGCGCCCGCGCGGCAGACCGCCTAAAGAGATAGCAACCGAGGGATAGCCATGGGCAGCACGATGATTCAGCTTATCCAGCAATGTACGAATGAGCTGGGTATCCCGACGCCCGCAACCGTGGCCGGCAACCAAAGCCAGGAAACGGTGCAGCTGCTCGCGTTGATGAACGCGACCGGGTACGAGCTGTTGCGTCGAGCTGAATGGCGAGAGCTGACCAGGCAACATACGTTTTACACCGAGGCGACCACAGCGACCGGCAGCTGGGTGAATGGCGTAGCCGCGATTACCGGCCTGGCGTCAACAACGGGGCTGTCAACGTCCTACCAGGTGCAAGGGGTTGGCATTCCCAATGCCACTTACATCACCTCAGTAGGCCCAACCTCGGTGACGTTAAATTACCAAACCACCGCAACAGTGGTGAACGGCCAGGCGATTTTCCAAAAAGTTAAGTACGATTTGCCGGCGGATTACTACAGCACGGTTAACCGTACCCATTGGGACAAATCCAAGCGCTGGGAAATGCTCGGCCCCGAGAGTCCACAACAATGGGAATGGCTGCTCTCGGGCTACATTAGTACCGGCCCGCGCATCCGTTGGCGTTTGCTCGGCCAATACTTCCAAATTTGGCCAGGCATGAACGCAGGCGAGCTCCTGGGCTTTGAATATCGCAGCAAAGGCTGGGCTTACGCTGCTGATGGCACGGTTAAAAACAGCTTTACGGCGGATACGGATACTTGCATTTATCCCGACCGCGTAATGGTTCTATCGACCAAGCTCAAGTATTTTGAAGCTAAGGGCTTTGATACGACGGCGCTCTATCGCGATTACTTGATGGAGCTTGAGACGGCGATGGCGCAGGATCTTGCGGCAGCTAACTTATCGTTTGCGCCGCGGCCTGGCACGGTGTTGATCGGTTACGACAATATCCCCGATAGCGGCTACGGTACCGAGAGCACCTAATGGCCTCCCCGGTACGCCGCAGCAGGCTGATTCAGCGCACCCAGGCGAATGTGGCTTCATTGCCGGCGCCAGTGGGTGGTTGGAACGCTCGAGACGCGTTGGCCAACATGGCGCCAACCGATGCCGTTACCCTGGATAATCTTTTCCCAGGTGTTTCGAGCGTTACGTTGCGCGGCGGGTATGAAAAACACGCCACCGGCATGACCGGGCAAGTCGAAACGCTGATGACGTACAACGCCGGTGCCAGTAGCAAACTGTATGCGGTTGTCGGCGGCAAAATTTATGACGTAACGACGGCGGGCGCTGTAGGCGCGGCCAAGGTGACCGGGTTATCTAATAGCCGTTGGGAATACACCAACATCACTACCTCGGGCGGCAGTTATTTGTATGCCGCGAACGGGGTTGATAAACCGTTGTTGTTTGATGGCACGACCTGGACGGCCATCGATGGCGCATCGACGCCTGCCATTACGGGCGTTACCACCACCAGTTTAATTTCGCCGGTGTTGTTTAAAAACCGCATTTGGTTTATTCAAAAAGACACGCTGAAAGCTTGGTATTTGCCTACGGCGTCAGTGGGCGGTGCAGCTGCAGTGCTCGATTTGTCGTCGGTTGCGCATTTGGGCGGCAATTTGATTGCCATGGCGGCCTGGACGATTGATGCGGGTTACGGCGTTGACGATAACCTGGTGTTTGTCACCGACCAGGGCGAAGTGATTGTTTACCGCGGCACCGATCCCTCGAGCGCATCGACCTGGGCGTTGATCGGCGTTTGGATCGTCGGCGCGCCTATTTCTAAACGGTGTTTGCTAAAGTACGGCGGCGATCTGCTAGTGCTGACGCTCGATGGCTTGATCCCAATGGCTTCAGCACTGCAATCCTCGCGGCTTGATCCAAACGTTGCACTATCCGACAAGATCCAGGGTGCATTTGCTGCAGCGGCCAAAGCGTATAAAAACAACTTTGGCTGGGGCATGTTGTATCACCCGCTAAACAATGCGCTGATCGTCAATATCCCGCAAACGACCGGCGGTCAAGTGCAATTTGTGATGAACAACATCACCAAAGCCTGGTGCCGATTTACCAACTGGAATGCGAATTGCTGGGCGAGCTTGAACGATAAGCCATATTTTGGCGGTAACGGATATGTGGCAGAAGCGTGGACCACTGATGTTGGCACAAGCGGTTTCGATGACGATGGCGAAGTTATTAATACTCGAGCGCTGCAAGCATTTAATTATTTTGAGACGCGCGGCGTCATTAAGTATTTCACCCGCGGGCGTGTTACGACTTATACCAATGGGCAACCAACGGTAGGCGTTGGGATCGCGGTTGATTTTCAAACAGACGATTACCTTGGCGCGCTGTCTTTTGTGCCAACAGCGTATGGGCTTTGGGATGTTGGGTTATTTGACCAGGCGATTTGGGGCACAAATCAAATTGCAAACAACAACGTTATTGGGTTAAGCGGCATTGGTTATTGCGGCGGCATCATTTTTAACAGCAGCAGCAAAAACGTGTCGCTTGAGTGGGCATCAACCGATGTGGTGTATCAGCTAGGATGGGCTGGAATATAGTCAACGGCCCCCAGGTGGGGCATTGGGTATCGGCCCAAACGGATGGCGCTTTTTGGCCCGAGCGTTCGCTGGCAATCGGCCTTGAGCAGGATGGGCAGCTGGTCGCCGGCACGATTTTTGAGAATTGGAACGGTCGATCGGTGGTATGCCACATTGCCTGGCAACGCGTGACGCCGACCTATATCGCCGCGGTGTACGACTATGCGTATAACGTGGCAAATGTTGATAAGATAATCGGACCGATTTCGAGCAATCATACCCGAGCGCTCAAACTGGTCAGAAAAATGGGGTTTTCAGAGGAAGCGCGGATTAAAAACGCCGCACCCGATGGAGACATTGTTTTGATGACGCAGACACCCGATAAGTGTCGTTTTTTGGAAGCAAGGTATGGGCAAAAAATCTCCAGCACCGCCGCCGGCGCCTGATTACGCAACCCTCGCGATTAAGCAGGGTGAGGCCAACTTGGCAGCTGCCAAGCAATCGGCCTACATGTCCAACCCCAACATTTACTCGCCGACCGGCTCGCAAACGGTTACTTGGACAAAAACGCCGACCGTTGATACCGATGCTTACAACAAAGCGCTGGAAGGGTATCAAAATCGCCTTGCGCAATATGGTTATGACGCGGCAGGCGATGCCCCGACACAAGAACAGTTCACAACGTACATTGAACAACCGACCGTGCGCCAAACGGTCAGCCCAGAAGCCGAACAGGCGTTACGCGCGCAAGAACAGGCGCAGCTTTACATGTCGCAAGCTGCTCGAGGAGCAGCACAAGGCCTTAGCGCGCTTGGTATTGCCTCGGCATTTCGCCCGAGCGACATTCCGGCGCTAAATTACACGATAGGCGACTTTGGCACGGTTGCCAAACCGCAAGACATTACGCAGCTCGGATCTGCGCAGGGTGTTAGTGCGATCCAGGGCGCTGCAGCCACTCCAACCGCCTCAGCCTACGGCACGGCGGGCGCGGGCCCGGCAGCGCCAACCCTCGGGCAATTTGGTTACAGCGGCCCAGGTGTTAATTACGGCCCATCGGGCGGCGGTTTATACGGTATGGCGGGCGCCGGCCCGCAAGGGTTAAATCTGCAGGGCTTAGATCTGTCGGGCTTGGGCGGTGTTTCCGGCGGTCCGCAGCAAGGGCAATTTGGCTACGCCGCGCAATATGTGCCTGGTGCTGAGCTGCAGCGTCAAATTGACGTAAACGAATTGCCGCAAGCGCCTATCAACGCAGGCATGACGGCGCAACAGGCAATTTTGTCGCGTTTGTCGCCGCAATTAACAGGCGAACGGCAGCAATTACAAACGCAATTGATTAACCAAGGGCTGCGTCCAGGTGGCGAGGCGTACAACGCTGCCATGATGGGCCAAGCGCAGAAGGAAAACGATCTGATGCTGCAAGCGGCAGCGCAGGGCATCAGTATCGACCAGGCAGCGCGCCAGCAAGCGTTTAACGAACAGCAATCGCGTGCCATGTTTGCTAACCAGGCCGCGCTGTCGGGCTTTGGCATGGGCATGGAACAGGCTGGGCTATACAACACCGGCCTTGGGCAAAACTTGCAAAACGCGTTGGCAACGCAAGCAGCGCAAAATCAAGCGCAGCAACAGGCATTTCAGCAACGGTTGCAGACGGGTGAATTTGGCCGTGAGGCACAACTTGCATCGTTTGGCACGCAGCAACAGGCTCAGCAGGCGCAAAACCAAGCCATTGCGCAAAACTTCCAACAGCAATTGGCGGCGCAGGAAGCGCAAAACCAGGCTCAACAACAGGCTTACGCGCAACAACTAGGCACCGCAGGGTTTAACCGCGAGGCATTGTTGTCGCAATTTGGCATGGGCCAGCAGGCGCAAGAAGCGGCTAACCAGGCTATTGCACAAAATTACCAGCAAGCGTTGGCGCAACAACAAGCTGAAAATGCCGCGCGGCAACAGATTTTCCAGCAGAGTGTTGCGCAGCAAGAGCTCGGCAACCAAGCGCTCGCTCAACGCCAGGGCGCCGTCATGGATTATTTCGGCGCGCTCAACGCTGCTCAACAGCAGGCGTATCAGCAGGCGCTTGCGCAAGCGCAATTCCGCAACACCGCGGCGCAACAAGCATTGGCACAACAAGCGGCCATTCGCTCAATCCCGGTTAACGAGATTAGCGCGCTTATGTCGGGCGGCCAGGTCAGCGTGCCGCAATTCCAAGGTTACAGCGGCGTCACGGTTGCTCCAGCGCCGATTTTCCAAGGCGGCCAGGCCCAGGATGCCGCGGCCATGCAACGCTATGGCATCGCAGCCAACCAGGCCGCCAGCAACACCTCGGGTTTGTTTGGCCTGGCAGGCCAAATTGGCAGCGCAGCATTGTTAGCGTCGGATCGCCGGCTGAAATCCAACATCGTGCGCATCGGCACGCATCCGCTCGGCATCGGTATCTACGAATACGACATATTCGGCGAGCGGCAACGCGGCGTGATGGCGCAAGAGCTCGAGCAAGTGATGCCGGAGGCGGTGGTTGAACATCCGGCCGGCTTCAAAATGGTTAATTACGCACTACTCTGAGGACACCGCAAATGGATGGATTCCAACCCGATCGCAAGCCTCAGCAGATGGCGCGCATGTTGGCTGCACAGGAGCGCAACAGCTCGCTGAACGTGGCCGGCAACAACATGCGAAACGTGCCGCAGCCCAACATGATGTATTCGGGCGCAACACCCAACGTCAACCCAGGCATTCCGCCGCAGGCTATGAATTTCAACGGCCCAATGCAGGCGCGCCAGGGTGGCATACCGCTCGGGTACGGGCCGCCGCAGGGCGGTATGGGCATGCGCGGGTATGGTCCGCCCCAGGGCGGTATGCCGTTGGGCCCGCGCGCGCAAATGGCACCGCAGATCGGTGGCATGATGCAGCCTCGAGGAGCAGGCGCTCGCGGTTATCCGTCGAGCCCTGGAATGACAACGCCACAAGGCGGCGCATACCGGGGAGATTTTGAGAATGCCAGTTAAAAAGACGTTTACGACGCCTTACGAGGATGAACGCCTTAAGGCAGAGCGTCAGCGCCGGCTTGCGGAGCTGATGCAGCAACAAGCGTTTGCGCCAGAAGGTGAAACGCCAACTTACCAGGGGTTTCGCGCGCAACCGACGATCGCCAATGCGCTCTCGAAAGTGTTGGCAGCGTATACGTCGAAAAAGCTTGGTGAAAAAGCCGATACGGCAGAGGCCGCGGCACGCCAGGCAGATCTGGCCGCGTTCCAGCAGCTGCGCTCAAATCTCGGTCCGCAAACACGCAGCATCACCGGCGAACCGTTACCGACACAAGATTTCGCAGGCGTTGCCAGCGCGTTGCAGCCGGCCGATATAACGAAACAAGGCCAGGTGGAAACCGTGATGCCCTCGGTGCAAGAGCGCCAGGATCGTTTGATGCAGGCCGCGGTGTCGGCTGGATCGCCTACTGCCGCTCGATATGCGCAGCTAATGTTATCGCGCGAGCCCAATGTTAGCGTTGAGGCGTTGATGGAAGCTACGCCCGAAAGCGCTGCAGAATTTAAACGTACCGGCGATTACACGGCATTGCGCAAACCGCCAGCAGAAACCAAATTGCCGACCAGCGCACAAGAATTTCTCTTGGCATCGACTAATCCAGAATTTGGCAGATGGCTTACTGCACAAAAACGTGCAGGCGCTTCAAACGTGGATGTGCGGTATGGCGCGCCAGAAAAAGGCGTCAATACCGCTGGCCAAGAAGTGTTTTTCCAGCCCAATCCGAAAGGCGGCGCGCCGGTCATTATTCCTGGCGTTGCACCAGTGCCCACGGCAACAACGGAAGGCCAGGCAAAAGAGCGCGGATTTGCCGATCGTATGGCGGAATCCTCGCCGATCTTCGACACGTTACCTGCGCCGTCGTTTGTCTCTCGAGGCAAGGCAGGGCTACCTGGCGGCGTTGGCAATCCGTTGCTAACACCCGAAAACCGGCAATTTATGCAGGCGGAGCGCAATTTTATTAACGCCACGCTGCGCCGCGAATCGGGTGCAACGATTCAGCCGCACGAATTTGCAGAAGCGCGTCAGCAGTACATTCCGCAGCCAGGCGACGATGAGAAAACGCTTGAAATGAAACGCAGAAACCGTGAGACGGTTGCTGCAAACGTGGCCGGTGGGGCAGGCAGGGGTTACAAAATGCCGCCGCTGAGGCCTCCAGAGGGCATTTCGCCGATAGAGTGGGCAGAGATGACCATTGAGGAGCGTCGGAGGTTTGCGCGATGAATGAAGAACAGCGCCAAGCTTTAGAAGCTGCTCGAGCACGCATCGCCAAGCGCGAGGGCGGAGCTTCCAAGCAACGTTTGGCGGGCGATGCGGAACGGCGGCGCGAGGACCGTGATTTAACGTCTACGCAAGAGATATTGACGGCTCAAGCACGCTCAACCGATCCAGCGGCATTTATGCAGGGCCGGCAAATGTCGCCGTATGCCCAGGGCGCATTAACGGCTGCTCAAGGCGCAACGTTTAATTTTGCCGATGAGCTGGCGGGCTTGGTCAATCCGCGGTACCGAGAGATGGTTCGCGGGGCAACAGGCCAATTTGGCGCAGATTATCCAATGGGTGCGCCTGCAGCAGAATTAGCCGGCGGACTGGCTACAGCGCCGTTGACGGGAGCGTTATCGCTTGGGCGCGGCGCATCAACAATCGGCAACATTGCTCGCGCTGGTGTCGATTTTGGCGTCCAAGGCGCTTTAAGTGGCGCAGGCGCGGCGGACCAGGGCGATCGCGGTACTGCAGCGGCGCAAGGTGCGGCGCTTGGCGGTATTTTGGGCGGGGCGGGTTCCGGCGCAGCGGGTATTTTTAACCGCGTAATTGGGCAGCCGATTTTGTCGCGTATACCGCAAGGCATCATGGGCATCATTCCTGAGAAAATCGCCGGGTATAACATTCGGCCGGATTACGCCAGGGAACGCCTGGCGCAGCTGCTTGAGCAGGATGCGCGCGCCCGGTTAGGTGGCGCATATGTGCCTGGCCAAGGCGCTGAAATCGCAGCAACGCGGTTAGGTAAGCTCGGATCTGAAGCGCCGCTGGCAACCTCGGGTGCTAATACCCTGGCTGAAATCGATATGTTGTCGCAGCTGCCTGGTACAGCTGAAAAACGGTTGCGCATGAGCCAGCGTCGAATTGCCGGCCAGCGCGGCGAAACGATCGCAAGCTCGGCAGAACAAATCACCGGCATTGCGAAATCCGCCGACGATGAATTGATGGATTTGGCCAAACTACAATCGGAAAAATCCGGCCCGTTGTATCAAAAGCTGAAAACCGTGCGGTTCCCGGTAGATGATGAATTATCAACATTGCTCGGACGCGCTAAATTTGATTTAGGCAGCGCGGAACGCAGCGCGGTTCGTCGAGGCGAGCAAGTTACGCCGTTGCAAAAACTTAAACCAGGCGATGAGCTGCCGTTTTCGGCGGCCGATCAGCTCAAACGCACGCTGTGGGACAAAGCGGCTGCCGCGCGCAAAAAGAATCTGACAAATGAAGCCAATGAGCTCGATCAGCTGCGCGTTGACCTGGTGAAAAAGCTTGATTCGCTGTCGCCCGAGTACGCGGATGCCCGCAACACGTTTGCCGGCATTGCAGAGCTGCGAACAGCGGTCGAAAAAGGCCAGGATGCGTTTAGCGAATCGGCAAAATCGTTGCGCGCGCTGACGCAAGACATGACGCAATCGGAGCTCGATGCGTTTCGGATCGGCGCGGTGGATTCGTTGCGCGGTGTCGCAGGCACCCAGGCGGGTCAAACCAGGCTGCTCAACATGTACAAAGAACCCGAGATGCAGGGCAAATTGCGGGCGATCTTTGGCAACGATTTCCGCAAATTCCAAAGCATGATTTTGGGCCAAGAGGAGCTTAAAACCCTGGAACGCGCGGGCTCCAACAGCCCGACATTTAAGCGCTTTGCTCGAGCAAATGAGCAGGGCGAGCAATACAACGCTTTGCAGATGGCACAGCAGGCCATTACAAACCCAGCTGCATCGTTGGGTTGGGTCCAAGAAAAAGCAACGAAATTTGGTATGCCGGAGGAGCAGCGCAACCGCCTGGCGCGCCTCTTGTTGTTACGCGGTGATGCGAGAGAGGTTGAATTGGCGAACATGGAAGAATACATGCGCCGCCGAGCAGCCGGTCAAGCATTAGGACGCCAGGCCGCTGGGCGCTTTGGGGCATTTGGTGCCGCACAAGATTAAGAGGGTTTCAGCATGAGCTTTAACGGTAGCGGCACATTTGTCATTAACTCGGCGGGGCAGCCGGTTGTTGCCAACACGGTCATTTCTTCGACTGTGTTTAACGCGTTGACGGCGGATCTAGCCACCGGCCTCTCGACTTGTATCACCAAGGACGGCCAAACAACGCCCACGGCTAACATTCCAATGGGCAACAACAAGATTACGGGGTTAGCGGCTGGCACCCTGGCGACCGACGCCGCCAATCTTTCCCAGGTACAAAGCACCGCGGCCAAACTCATCACAACGGTTGCGGGCGCCGACACAATTACTGGAACATTGTTGCCAACGTTGACGGCTTATGCCACCGGCCAAATGTTTTACTTTGTGTCGGTTGGCGCTAACACCGGCGCGGTGACGTTGAACATTGATGGCCTGGGCGCCAAAGCGGTCACGCGCGATGGCAGTAGTGCCCTGGCAGCGGGTGACATTAACTCGGGCGAAATCGTGGTGGTGGTGTACGACGGTACGCGCTTCCAGATGATTAACGCCGCCAATTCGTTTGGCAACACGACGATTAACGGCACGCTCACCGTCACCGGCAAGAGCAACCTGGCAGAAGTCTCAACGCCAAGCATCAACGCAACGGTCGCTGCAATCACAACGCTGACCGCCTCGGATGCGTCTGTCACCTCGGCCAACGCCAATTACGCACGGATTACCAATTTACACGCCACCGGCGCATCGGTTGCCAGCATTAACGCCGCTGTGGCGTTGCTGACAACGGCAACGGTCACCAGCCTTACCGCAACCGGCGCAAGCATAGCCTCGGCCAATATCGGATCGTTAAATCTGTCGGGCGTTTCGGTTGCTTCGGCTAATTTCGGCGTGGCGAACGTCACCGATCTACGGGCAACAGGTGCATCGGTTACTTCGGCAAACCTCGGTAACGCGGTCATTACGACGATGACGG